GCCTTTTCGAAGCACGCCAATCGCCATGTCGATCGATTCTTTCATCGCGGCTTCCATGGCATCTTCTACGCGGAGCTCGCCAGCATTGACAGCTTGCGGGAACCATTCGCGCATCATGTCCCGGATTTCCATTTCCTTACGACCATCGGTGACGTACATGTCCCAATCGTCCAAGAACAGGTCTTTTGTGTTTTCCAGGAACATAGCCATCTTGTCGCCCAGCAGTCGCCTTGCTTCTTCCGGATGATGATGACCGTACGAAATCTTGATTTTTTGCAGAAAATCTTTGATCACCCGCTTGCAAAACTCATGGTGCATGGTGAACAGGTATTCTGTGCTTGTCCGGCTGATTTGGATCTGGTTGACTGCGTTGGTAGCCGTCATGCTTGCCGGCGTCCGGCCTTCTCTGGGTCCACCTACGCCAACCAGAATTTCGCTGGTTCGTTCCAATTCCCGCTTGAGTTCGAGAAGCTGTGGAAAGCTTTGAGTCAAACCCAAGTCAAACTCTTTGAGTAGGTTTGCCATGGACTGCGCTCCACCCGAGTACTGCGCTGCATCGGTAGATGTGTCCAAATCAATAATGCCGTCGTTGATCAGCCGGGAAAGGATGTTCTCGATCTGCTTACCTGGCGGTAACATTGCACGATTGTAAGCAAATGCTTTGCCTTTTGCTTTGTTAATCTCCCGGCGGATGGCCAGCATGTTCAGGTTGTAAAGCTCTGAAATGTGGTCCAGGGCATTTAAGATTGACACGCGCACTCCATCGTGCGTGCCAAAAATTAGCCCTTTGTATGAGTAGTTGCAGAGGAAGGGGTTGCTGGTATCCCGGCTTTGATTAGGTACCGGGCGAATATTTTTCGTGATGCTCTTGCCTATTCGCGTGGCTTCCCAGAGGTAAGCGATCGGATATACCCGGATTTTGTATTTGCCGTTCTTGACTTCATTCCGGATCTGCTTGTTTTTGCGTTGGTAGTAGTCGTAACTCATTTCTACCTTCCGGATGCCGCCCATCGGCATAGGCTTTTCTTGGATGATGATCGGCTCAACAGCCATCCATTCCAGCGTATAGGTTTCAACCTGCAGCTGGTTGGCAATCCATTGGTATCCGTTGTATCGGCTGGTTGCTACAGCCCCGTTTGCCGAGTTGCCGCGATGGAAATCAAGCTCTTCTTTGAAGATTTTCATTTCCTCTTTGGTGAGTTCCCAATTGGCATAAACGTCATGCGGGAACATCATCCGGCGCTCTCCCATATACGGGGAGCGCATCAGAAACGGATCTCGGTCAGCTTCCTCAAAAAGCCCGTCGCGGGGATCGATTTCACGATATCGTGTATATCCGGCTGCGTCTGTATACACCTTGCCGTAACATTCAGATGCAATCGTGATGTCTTTGAGGTTAGAGGCAAGCTTGTTGAACATCATCTCTTGCTCGATTCCCTTTTCTAAGAGAAGCTGCATGATGACATTATTTTTTCGTTTCGAAGAAAGAAAGTCAAATATTGCATCATCGTCCATCTGCAACGGTTCCATGCCGTCCATTATCGGCACTCCGTTTTGACGAAGCTTTTGTATTTCCGGCGCAACTTGTTTCAGCCCTACCTGGAAATAAAAATTGTCCAGGAGTTCACTCTTGGCATCCGGATTAAGCGAGAAGACTTTGAACATCCGTTCACGCAACAAAAATTCACCGACCAATAAGTCGATCTTGTTTTTGGCTAACCGGTAGTCTTTGAATCTGACAACGTTATCGGTCGAGTAAGTCTTGTTGATGTAGTTGTATTCAGCTTCGTTGATTACTCCGTTGTATCGGTTGTACAGAGAATTGATCTTTCGAAGCTGCCGTGCACGCATTTGAGAAAAGCGATGAATCGCATACTCCAAGCATTGTACGCCAAGCATGTGCTGGTACTGCTGGACTGTATATCCCTCCGGCGGGGTTTCATACATCTTGTGCCCCGGGAAGTAAGCAGGCGGCGCAGCGGTTGTCGCATTATTGCTCATGCGGCTAATTTAAAAAAAAACGCTTACTGAAATTGTCCTGTTCGAAGCATTTCCATGAACAGGTCTTTTGGAGGCTCCTTTTCGTCCGGCTTCTTTTTCGTCGGAAGGACTACTTCCTGGAGATGGAAGGACCCGGTGCCTGGATTGTAGACCCACTGCTGCTCTACGGATGGCTTGTCATTTGGCGTCTGCACTTTAGCCAGCTTTAGATCGATATCGCAAGCAATCGCGCAAAGCAGAGCATCTACAAGGTCAAAGTCTGAGTCTGTAACCAATTCGTCGTAGGCGGCAAGCTCTTCAATCAGCAAGTCAAAGTAGCATTCATCCAACTCGTCCAAGACGTAAGACTGAGCCATTGACAATGCTTGAGGCTTACTTTTGGGGCTTTGGGTCATCATGATACCAAAATCATGACGCTGCTCGCTTGTGTCTGATTCGAACGATACCGGCCTTTTGGCGAGAAAGCGCCGCCCACCGTTGTTTTTGAAGTGCTCGATGATCATCGGTTTGTGAGCATCGATCATGACTTTGCCAACGATGTTGAAATAAACGCTGGCTTTCAAGCAGTTATCGTAGAATATCTCTTTCCGGCGCGGACGGTTGCGGATTATCAAAACGGGTATCCGCTTATTTCCAACTGATTGACCTTCAATGTTTTTGTACGGATGGCCTTTCCTTGCCATGACAATGAATGCCCCCAATGACTTGGATGTCATTGAGTTATCCTGGTCGTAACTGTCGCCTCCGGCCACGTATGCATTTTTGTAGCCGAGCGTATGCAGGCTTGTAAGGCAGTCTTTTCGGATGTAAACGACTTCTCCTTCCTGGTCCCGATCGGTGGCTTCACGAAGCTTGACCGCGTTCAAATTGATAGTACCGTCTTCGTTTGTTTCCCACTCCAAAACATACCGTCCGTACAAGGGGTATTTCTGTTGCATCAAGAAGAACCGCTGCAGTGCAATCGCCTCTTTGTCAAAGTGGTTGCTGGCGATGTTCATGAAGGCTTCCCGCTCATTCAGCGGGAAGTCAAGAAACGATTCCAAGTAAAGCTCTCGATTACTCGCCGTCTGAAGCTGCTTACGCATTTCCAGGATCCGCTGGGTATTGCTTTCGATATCCTCGCAACCAAGGACTTGCTCCCGGGAAAGATTCAGTTCTTCCTGCATCTTGTCGATGTTCGGAGTTATTTCCCGGATTTTGCCGTCTACGCCTGTAGAGCCGACAAATCCGCTGATCATCATTCGGGGCCCCCAAACCGGTGCTTTTATCAGGTTGTAGGCATCCGAATCATTCCACATATCCCGGAAATCCTTGCTTCCGCTTTTACCGGACGTACCATAAACAAAAGGCACCCCAATAAGATCCAGGCCCACTTTCATGCCAGCCGCGGTAGCAGCAAAGCCTTTGTTGAGATATTTGAATTCTCCTGCTTCTTCAAACCCAACAACGTCAAAAAATTTGCCTTTAAAGACGTTTGGGTTGTTGAACATCGTCCGGAAGTGCATGGTGTTTTTCGACCCTTCCGGATCTCCCATGTCGTTCTTCCAGCCGGCAGTTATCATTTCATCTGTATCACTGAGCTTGTATCGAATCCGTAATTCCGGCGGTAACAGACTGTTCACTTCCCGGAACTTCAGGCGCATGTCTTCTACGTAATCGTCAAGGCCGGCACAAAGGCCACCGGTCCAGCGCTCCAAGCTGAACCGCATGCCGTGATCCAACACGCCTTTGGCAAACTTTTCTGACAACCCTCCGCGACGTTTTTTAAGGCTGATGATCCCTTTGCCTTTATACCCTGGAAGCCCTTGTTTGATCCAGTAATAGAGGTCAAAATATTCCTTGTCAACGTCTACGTAATCGGGAAGGTGGTAACCGCGTCCAACGGTTGCGATCGGAATGAAATTGATGTAGTAGTAGTAATTGGGGGACAACTTGATGCTACCGGTTTCGTAGCCGTTGGTAATGTAGTAGATCTGCTCTTCCCACCATTGCGTGTGAGCTTTTGTCCCGACAACTTTAGGATTGGACCTGGAATCAGCATACCGCGGAATTCCGTACTTGCCAATTGGATTAGGGGTAAATCCTTTCCCTTTTATTATCGGATGGTAGTTCTCCAGGTAGTATGCCATAGCGGTATGTTGTCCGGGTTGTCCGGATTGAACGAATCTTGCGTTACCGCCAAGACCGTTTCATTTCCATTGGCATCAACCGTATGCTGGATTTCGACTACGCCAATGCCGTACGCAGGAATCTTACTCGTCGTTTCGAGCTTCGACTTTTTGCCGGTGTAGGTCAATCTGCTTTTTGTCATTGTTGAACCTCCGCTGATTTTCTTGAAATCTTTCTAAAAAGCTTGTTCGCTCGTCTCCTTCGGCCAGTTCATCTAAGGTAAGCTCTTTTTCAATCCGGTTGACTGCCCGGGTCAAAAACTCGATGCTTTCGTGGATCCTTTTGATTTTTACCGGCTCGTCTTCCGCCTGCAGCGTCAGGTTGAGCGACGCGATCTTGGCCGTGTAGTTTCGAACGGTTTCCCGGCGGATGTCGTACTGCAACGACCGGTATAGCTCGATCGGTTTTTCTAGGCGCTTTTCTGCGTCAGCCCAATCGTCTGATGCAAGGGCAACGCGCGAAGCAGTAAGCTTTCGCTGAATGTCGATAAGTTGACGATACGGCGAAAAATAATCATGCGCCAGGATGATGTACAACAAGTCAGCAGCCTTGACCTTTTTCAAGGTGGGCTCCAGCTTGGTAGCATCCGGGTGCAGGATTATCCCCCGCCGTTCGTCAACGCTGAAAAGAAGCATGCCTGGAACGATTAAAATTCAGAAGGACTAACTGTTTCTTCCGGGTTGTCAAGATCTTCCGGTTCTTGAGAAAGTTCCGGTTCTTGCGGAGGATTTGCAGTTGCGGTCTTGTCGTTGCCGGGATTGTCTGAAATAGGTTCTTCGGCTTGTCCTTCGTTCTTAATTGTCACTTTGTTTCCATCGAACAAAAGCTTGTCGGCCATTTCAGCAACCTTGTCTTCCATGATTCTTGCGGTAGCATAGCTTCTCGTAAACTTTACTTTTTCTTCCGCACCAACGATTTCAACATAAATGCTGTTGTCGTTTCTTTTGATGATCAAAACTTCGTTTGCCATGGTGTCTTGTTTTTAGAGTTGAATGGTTTTTGCTAATTGAAGCAGTTTCTTTGCTTCTTCGTACATGAATGGAATGAATATTTCCCGGTGCTTCTTTTCGTGAACGTTGACCCAGATCAAAGAAATGGACCCTATCCGGAATCCACTTTTCATCAGCATTGCCGCGTAAAGACTTTGCTGTAGTGCGTACTTGGTGTACTTGTTAGCCGGCAGGTAGTCAAAAGGCGGCAGCATCCATTTGATGTATTCCTCGTTGTTGGTGATGCCTTTCTTATTGCTTTTGAAGTCCCGGATGTGCACCAGGTCTTTCTGCTTGCTGCTGTGAATTGCCGGCACGTCCATC